TCATTTTGCTTCCTCCTTGTTTTCTAAAGCGGATAAACGCCGCTCTAAATTCTCAATTTGCTTTTGCTGCTTCTGCACCATGCAGATTAAAGGGGCAATAAATTCGCTGTAACGCAAAGCGTATACATATTCGCCCTCTACGGTTCGGGTTTTCAACTCTTTCCGTGTTACAGTTTTTTCCTCTCCGGTTTCCTCGTCTGTGACAGTCTCGGGAACGTCCTCGTAATAATCCTCTGTTTTTGGGGTCTTGATGAATCCGGCGAAATCCAAATCCGACATTCCGATCTGTGGAAGGAGCTCCTCGATATCCTGAGAGATCAACCCCCAGTGGGTTCTGCCGCTGGTGCCGTCGTTGAATTTAAAGGTGCTGGGTTTCAATCCCATAATGAGCTTTTCAGCCTGTTCCGGATCAATATCGGCAATTGTATTTTTCTCGTTTCGGTCAGAGGTGTTTATGGAACCTGTTTTGGCATAAACAACCGCCCACCTGTGAGAACCGTTTCCTAAATTAAGCGATCCGTCGCCCGCTTCCCTGAATACGCCTCCCTGTAAAACAACGCCGACAGCGGCGTTAGTGTCTACGCCTAATTGCAATGAAGTACCGTTTCCGTAAATTTGAGGGTATTGCGTTCCGGTGAGCTGAAGTCTGTTATTTATTGTAACATTGCCGCCATTGGATCCAATTACTTGTCTCCACGCCCCCCACACATCGCCGTAAGCCTGCCAGGTGCGCCAATACATCTTCGAACCGGTATGATTACAGAATACCTGTATTGAATTATCTTTCCAGTTAGCCATATATACAGTCATAATAAAAGCTTCTTTTGTTGGCATATTAGTGTTGTTTGTAACTTCCGCGTTAGAGGACTGCACATAGATGCCCGGATTTTTCAGGTTATTAAAATTAGTTCCGTTTTCAACTGTGGTGGTTTGAGCGAAAACATCTCCTGAGGTTATGTTGATATCGCTCGACAATGCTCTGCCGTTCACCTTGCGGGAGGTTGGCACCGCTCCTACATCAGAGGCGGTTAGATTATTAATCGTATTGTTGGTGGTATTAATATCATTAGCTCCAAAGGTATCCCCTTCCTGGGTGTACTCCGTAGCGTCCTGGATTGTGCTGTAGCCCTGGGAATCCGTGGTGATAATGTACCGCTTTCCGCTCTCTGGCGGGATATAATCCTTATAATCCGTTTTTAAGTTTGTCTCCATTAAAACTCGCTTCCTTTCAACTCAAATGATAGCTTTGGACGGACGGCCTTCTGCCTTTGAAACGCGCTGTATAAGGATAATAGAATCCCCTCTATCCGATTTAGGTCGTCTACGGTAGGCGTAGCCCCGTTGGCGTACCAGGTCTTTTTCCCCGGATAACCGGGCGGCTTCCAGGTGCTGTTTACAATCGAATCCAGGTTGTTTTCGATATTGTTGATAATGGAAGCATAAGGGAAATCGGATACCGTTTGATCCGGCATGTTTACAATGGAAAAGCCGGGATACAATTCCTGAGCCAGAGCATATAGCACTTCAATATTTCCGGTAATCCGGTTGTAATCGGCGATATTGAACCAATCCCCGTTATATCTTCCGTTTTCGTCAGCAGGCTGTATCTTCCAATCCGTCTTAGGTGTTTGCCACGCCATTCAATTTTTCCTCCCCTCTCAGAATAAAGGTTTCCCGCATCGCGCCCTGGTTGAAATTGATGTTCGCTTCTACTACTGTGGCTTCCTTGCCGTTATAAAGAATTAAATCCCCCGGGTCTACTTCAGGATACCCCAGCGTTTCTACCGTGTACTGTCTTCGCTTGGAAAGATAATCCGCCATCCAGTCCGCTGTGTTTTGTCTAGCGGTATTGTCAGAAGAAATAGGGTTGCTGAACTCAGTTGCTTCACCTAAGTCACCAATTTCAGATTCATATGGTACGTTATAAGAGCTCGCGAATGTATACGCGTACCATTTAATTTTCGCCGGGCTGTCAGTTCCCGTGATTTTGATAAATGAGCAGTATGCGTAATGATCTTCTTCCACAATCACGACATTGGGGTCGTCACATTCAAATCTCTGGGAATAATAGATATCGCTGTTTTTCAGTTCTGTTAGAACATTTGGGGAAACCGAAACGGTTTGAACAGGTTCGGTTGGCGTTCCCGACCAAACGATACAATTGAGAGAATCATAAATAACCTTGCCGCATTTTTCCAGAAGCTCCCCTTTCGGGTTTCCGATGGTATCCTCCGAGGTTAATTCAAAATTCATTGGATAATGAACTTTAACCCGTTTTATTCGTCCACGCTGGTTTTTGGGATTCTTTACACAATAAATAAACAATCGAACGACCCTGTCAAAATTTTCTTTAAAATACAGTTTTCCGTTTTCCCATGTGCCGGAAGTATATTTTTGCATGACCGTTGTTAATTGGGTGGTGCCGCCCTGTGGTGTTGTGTTCCGGCGTGCTACAATATAAAATTGATCGATGCCGGAGCTTTCACCAATATCGATTTCCAGTTTCCCGAATGTAATGTTTCGGGTAAAATCAAGCTGGATTACCGGCGCTGTATCCGTTGGATTTTCCGGATAGTTTCCGTTGTGGTCAGGAAAAACATCTGATACATAACCAGAATTGACATAAGACCCGCTCTGAGGCAAAAACCTCATGCTGCCGTCGAGCCTGAAGAAATCCTCCTCAAAGGTGGCGTAATCCGGTGCTTCTGTGGTATCAAAAACGCCTCCCTGCTTGACCTTTCCGGAAACATAATAGGAATACGGAACCTGTGGTGCTCCAAAAGTGAACACTCCCATTGCAGAGGGTTCTATCTGTTCCCGATACCGGAAAATAACTCCTCCTTCCGGGCTTTGCTCCAAAGACGATCTGCCAAGATTCGCGATCAGCTGAAGGTTGGAAGCGTGTGAATCGTATTGCAAAGGAAGATATGAACTTGAATTTTGCAATCCCCAATCATCAGCCCAGTAATCAGTAATTCCCGCATCGGAAAATGTATCAATCGCCAAGTCACGAAGGGAATGTGTTTTACTATCCATCACACCCTTTTTGTAAGTAGTAGAGTTCAGCTTGTTAAAAATATCCTTGCAGGTAAACGTGGCGTTTACACCGTCCGTCTGCCAGCTTTGCAGCCAATAGGTAGAAGGTGACAGCCATTCGATGTTTCCCGATCCGTCCACGTCATACCCATACTGGATTGTAACAAGCTGTTCTTTTTGCAGAAACGTAATTAAACTGAACGAAGAATCAATGTTGTACCTGCCGTCCTCATTAAACAGCGTGAAAGACAGGGATTCCGCAGGCAGTTCTGTGCTGACAGGGCTTGCGGCCCGGTTATGGGTAATGGAGATAATATCCTCGTCGGAGAAGGAATAGGCGATACCGAACAACATACTGTTGATCCGTATTCTGTTGTACGGCCTCGCCTTAATAAATTCGATCCTGATTCGGTCTGCGTCTTCAATTCCCAGTTCTCCCTGATAGATCACATCGGTGTTGCCAGTAATAGACCAGGTGTTTTTCAACGTGCCGTTTTCATAGGCCGTAATGGTAAAATCAATTGGAGCAGTTCCGGTCACTGTATCAAACTGTAACGTAATGCCAACCATGCTGTGGAGAGTAGAAAAGGATACGTCAATATATGGATTAGAAAGGAATATTCCCGCGCCGTTGGAAACCGCGCTGCTGATATATCCGGTGTCATAAGGATTGGCGTCATTTAGAAACCTCTGTTTTCCGGTGAGCTGCCAAAAGTTCTGCTCCCAGGAAGCATAGCTTTCTGTTATATCGTTCACGCCGGTTTGGATTCCAGAGGGATCGGAAAAGGATACCCCCGGGGAAACCGTGAACGCCGCGTCGCCAAACGCGTATTGGTCGAGAACACCGAAGCTTATCTTCGCGTGCATTTGATTCCGGATTCCCTGGGTGCGGTGGAGCTGGATCGCTTTTTGGTATTCCGGAGAAACATATTTCATACGCCCACCGCCTTTACACCTGAATCAAATTGGCGGTTACGTCCTTCCAAAAGGAGGGTCGCAGCGTCTGCGGGTTTACCATATACGGGATTCCGGAACGGTCGCCAACGTACATGGTTAAATAGGTATAGTTGTTAATCCGGGGATCGAATACCCGAAAACGGTTCACGAACGAGCCACCCTGGGACCGGTCAAAGAGCTTCAGAAAATTCATCATTTCCTGCGGATAGAGAACAGGAAATTTCATTTCAATTTTTAATTTGTCGTTGCCGATTACCTGACCGATAAAGTTGCCATTTTGGTTTCGGCCTCCGTCAACTAAGGTGGAGATGCTTACTTTTCCGCTGTTTAATGCTGGGGCGGGGAGAGCGATTCCCCCGTCTGTTTCAATCCAAGCCAGTTTATCCCTCCTTATCACACGTGGCGTAATACCCCTGCCTTCAGGCATGGGGATATAAGCCACACCTTGTTCTCCCGTAAAGATTGCACCGATGCAAGCAACGTGGTACAATCAGGACGGTGATGTATGTGGAATATTCGTACAAATTCCGGCTGTACCCAAACCGGACACAAGAAAATCAGATCTTACGCACACTCGGCTGTTGTCGGTTCGTGTTCAACCACTATCTCGCCATACGAAAAGAAGTCTATGAACGAGATGGGCGAACATTCAACTACTATGACTGCGCCGGTGATGTGACCCAACTCAAAAAGACTCTGGAGTGGCTGCGAGAAGTGGATGCGACTGCCCTGCAATCCTCTTTGCGAGACCTGGACGCAGCCTACCAGAATTTCTTTCGGCGAGTGAAGCGGGGGGAGAAACCCGGTTACCCCCGGTTCAAGAGTAAGCACGACCACCGGCAGAGCTACAAAAGCAAATGCGTGGGGACAAATATCAAAGTTCTGGACAAGGCCGTACAGCTCCCGAAACTCGGTCTTGTAAAGTGTCGTGTCTCTAAAGAGGTTAAAGGTCGTATCCTATCCGCAACAGTCTCCCGCAATCCCAGTGGGAAATACTTTGTTGCCCTGTGCTGCACCGATGTAGAGATAGAGCCTTTGCTCTCTACCGGGGTGGCAGTTGGTCTTGACATGGGCTTGAAGTCGTTTGCTGTTAGCTCCGATGGGGTGGAATATCCAAACCACAAGTTCCTAACCAAGAGCCAGGAAAAACTTGCCCGTCTCCAGCGTCAGCTCTCCCGAAAAACAAAGGGGAGCAAGCGCAGAGAAAAAGCCCGGCTTCAGGTGGCAAGACTCCATGAACGCATTTCCAACCAGCGGCAGGATATGCTTCACAAACTGTCCTCTCAGCTTGTGCGGGACTATGACTTCATAGCCATAGAGGACTTGGCCCCCAAGAATATGGTGCGAAATCACAGGCTGGCCCGGTCAATCTCCGACGCTTCATGGGGAGAGTTTCGCAGGCAGTTGGAATACAAGGCAGGGTGGTACGGGAAACAGGTGGTCACGATTGACCGTTTCTACCCGTCCAGCCAACTCTGCTCTGCTTGCGGCGCTCAGTGGCCAGGGACGAAAGACCTCTCTGTCCGGGAGTGGAATTGTCCCTCTTGCGGCACTGTCCACGACAGGGATACGAACGCAGCAAAGAATATCTTGAATGAAGGGCTGCGCCTTTTGGCGTAGGCAATACATATGGTAGGGCGGGACACGCCCGAACCTATACGCTCGGGGAGAGTGCGTAAGACGCAACCACGGCGCGATACTCGCTGAACCGAGAATCCCCCGGATTTATCCGTGGGGAGTGTCAAACTGGAATTGTGCTGGTGGTCATGCGGTAGCCCTGGGCCTGTTCTACCTGCCGCTGGTTCCGGTATACCGCGCGTCCGTCAAGATTAATCGTCTCATTGATCTGGATCGGCCTGTCCGCTTGCTGGGCCTGGGCGGAAACCATAGCGTTGTACACGGCCGCGGCGATGGCTTCTGTAATTTGTTCGTTATTGGCTACCGCCGTCCTGCCGCCGATAGAACCGATCATTTCCGGGTTGCCCGGCTCGTTTGCTACAAACAACTGGCCGGGAGTGGGGAAGCCGCCGGAGGCAAAACGGGGAATGTAGCTTTCGTACGCTGGTGTGTACGTTACCGTGTTTTTGCCGGTGATCTTTACACTTGACATAGTGTTTGAAAAATCCGACAACATATTGTTTAAAGCGGTGCGGCAACGATTGGTAAAGGTTTCCATAGACGAAATGAGTGTATTCAATAAGTTTTTAAATCCGATTGTTAGTGAGTTCCCATTTTGAGAGATTCCGTTCGATAAAGCGGTAACTAAATTTTTCCCTGCATTGGTATACGTATTTGTGTCTTTAAAAACATTGTTTAATTTTGTTGAAATATTCTTCATTGCGTTTATTGGTCGGTTTTCGGTTTGGACAATACCATTTTTTAAACCTAATACTAAATTCATTCCGTGGTTTTCGTATAAACGCGAAGGAGAATGGATCTGATTATAGGATTTTACTTCAGCGTCTAAATCTCTGTTAAGATCAAATATAGCGTCGGTAGCTATTCCGGAGGATTCACCAATTCCATCGCCTAATCCCGCTGGGATTTGGTTTCCATTCTCTTTGGCAGCATCATAAACAAGATAACCGTTTTCGGCAATTCCAAGAGCTACGCTTTGGGGAATGTTTTCTCCAGCTTGTTGTGCGGGGTCTAAATTCAAATCACGAGTAAAAGAATCCAAGGCGTCTTCTACGCCACTTAACGCCTCGTGAGTGGATTTTACTGCCATTTCCCGAAGATTTTTTTCAGCTTTTTCGGAATCAAATCCTGCGTTTACCCAAGCAAAGAAACGATCCATACCGCTGGAATTTTCCATAGCGGCGTCGCTGGCGGCTATAAATTGTTCGTTATATGACGTCCAAATTTCATCATTGATTCTTTTAAATTCGCTTTGAAGTTCTTCTTCCTGTTCGTCGTATTGCCGATTTATTTTGTCTTTTAAATCTGAGAAGAATTGCGGGTCGTAGTCTTCCAACCCGGCTGCTTCGGATTGTAAAGCTAAATCCTCCACTGCTTTCAGAGCGGCTAATCTGGCGTCACTAATTCCAGTCATTGCTTCACCTGCTGTCGTACCTAGTTCCTCCAGATTTTGATTCACATCGTCAACGCTAGAAAAATCAATTTTGTTAACATCAAAGTTTTTCTTAGCTTCGTCCCAGGCAACTTGAGATAAATCTACCTCAGTAGTTAAATCTCCATATTTCATGGCAGCTTCGTTTAATGCGTCTCTTAGTTCGATATAACGATCGGTTCCCGGATCAAGCTGAGACATTTCGTCCATGTAGCCTTCCATTTCGGTTTTTAATTCTGATGCTTTCCCGCCGATTTCGTCTTTCAATCTAAGAACTTCTCCGACTAATAAATCCACATCACCGCTTGTTTGGTCTATGGCGGTCTGAAAACCACCTCGCAAGGTAGTAATAATGATACTAGCCGACAAATCTAAATTTGACTTAATATTTTGATATAAGCTGTCAAACCCAGATTTCAGCGCTTCGATGTCCTCTGAAGTAATCGTATCTGAGGCCAGATTCATTTTTGTCATTAAAACGTCTATTTCAGCCCATGTATCCCTCATCGATTGGTTATTGTTTTGGATTTCCTGATTCCAATTGATAATTTGGTTGTTACTATTCATGAAAGCTTCAGTCAACGCTTTTACACGATCTGTATAGTTAGACAAGGGAACGCCGACCCCGTCAAAAAATTCTGCTGTGGCTGCTTCCTGCTTCATTTGTTCCTGTGCCAGCATAACGCCGGTAACAGCGCCGGCTAAAGAACCTAATACTCCGATTACAAGCCCAATAGGGCCAATCATTGCATATAATGCGCCGCCGGCTAAAGGTGCTATGGTAACGACGCTTAACAAACCAGCCGCTAACGGATCCATTCCATTTAAAGTTAAAGCATAGGCTTCCGTCGCCGCGGCTGTAAATGCTATTACGGCTCCCATCACCCCAACCTTTAATTTAGAAAATCCACCTAATAGCCCGCCTTTTCCGATAATATCTGACAGCCCTGATAATCCCTTTATCATTTTAGAAATTACTTTAAAGCCGATTGCGGCAGCTAAAGCGGCTCCAACGAGTTTAATAATTGGTTCCCAGCGATCAAATGATTTAATCAGGCTTTTTACCTTTGTATCTAAATCTCCTAGAAAATCATAGGATTCAATAGGCAAATCCAGATCGCCTCCGTAAGAACCGCCGGAAGCGCCGCCGCTTCCCCCGATACCTCCAGAGGCTGTCCCGGTATCAGGATTGAGAATATTCAGCTCATCAAAGCCGAGAGTGTAATCCTTCAGCTTTTTAGCCGCGGCAGCCGCGTCACCTAAAGCACCTGTGGTATCCTCGATTTCGTCCGTGGCCACTCCCGCGCTGGTTCCGATGCTGTCCATACCGGAATAATCGATTTCCGGCAATTCGACGTTAAAGAACGCAGCTATTGCTCTGACAGCGTCGGTCAGCACGGAGACAAACGCCTGTACCCAGGGAATTACCACTTGTAAAATAGGAATAAACAAGCTTCCTAAAGCTCTGGTAAGCTGCTGTACCTGCTGTTGCAGAATCCGCATGGCGTTTGCCGGGGTTTGAATGGTTCTCGCCATATCTCCCATAGCGGATTTGGACTGATCCATTAAAGCCACATACCGTAGCTGGGCTTTCTGCGCCTGGGTCATGGAATTAACGCTCTGGTCGATACCATATTTATAGGCGTACTGCTGAAGCGTTGTGACAGACAGATCCTTACCTAAACGCCTGACAGGCTCGATCTCACCAGCGATCGCGGACTGTACCTTTTGGGCTGAATCCTCAATGCCGATGTTGTAGAAAGATGCGTAGTCATAAATAAGCTGGGTCAGGCCCTCGCTCATAGTTTTAGCTTTGTCCTCAACAACGCCGTAGCCCTTTACCATGTCCATCAAAACGCTTTGGTTGCGGATCCACTCCGACAGGTCGATTCCGGCGGCGGATTGAACTCTTTCCGCATATTTCATTGATTCGTCAGCGAATTTTCCCATCGCTACCGTAAAAAGATTTACGTTTTCCACATAATCGTTATAAGACGTGATCCAGCTTCCAATGGTACGTTTTATGGTATATCCGTAAACACCTATCTTAGCAATAACGCCGCTTATTCCAGTCCCAAGGAATCCAAAAGAATTCCCAGTTGTCTTATTCGACGCCGCCAATCCCGTATTGCTGGAAATCAGCTTTTGAATACGAATAGGGAAAGCCTTGAAGCCGGCGGATACCTTTTCCATTTCGGAGGCCAAAGGGCGCACAGCGTTGGCGACCTGGGTCATTTGATCTGCGAATTTGCTTAAATCCGTGGCAGACAGTTCTTTGCTGATCTGCGGGAGCTTTTTCAGGGCGTTTATGATTGAGGTTAGCCCGGTGGATTTCTGCACATCGGACAGGCCGGATAAAGCGGATTTTAATTCCGTTATCTTTTTGCTGTTGATATTCAAACCAGAAAGAGCGCCGTTCAGCTTACTCAACTGGTTCGCAACTGTCGTAAGCCCAACGCCGCCCTTGGTGATGCCTTTTAAATTGTTTAAAGCGGAGGTAAGCTTATCAACTTTAAGCGCTGCTTGATCTGCGTTTGATTGTACTTTTAGTTCCAGGGTATCCAGTTCAACGCTCAGTGTGTTTCCTTCCATTTTTTGGTGAATCGGTTCAGAAAGGCGATGGTTTTTTGCCTTTCCTGTTCCGCTTTCGCTTCTTTTTCTTCCTCGGATAAAGGCAGAATCCGGATCGGCTGCTCCATATAATTCACCGGTTTTGCGCCTTTTTTTCGAAAAGCGTTGCCCAAAGCTGTGGAAACAGCGTTAAAGAAGTAAACGCCCTGAAGCCACATTTCCCAGCTTTTCCGCTGGGCCTGGTATTCCGCCGCTTCCCGGTAGGCTTCCGCCAGCCAGGGGTCCTCGTCCCAAAACTGGCCGGCGGTCATACCGATGGCTAAATAATAAGGAAAAACCCGGTTAAAGCCTTTTGTGTAATCTCCGACGGTGTACGCTTTTACAGTTCCACCGTCAGACGGCAGTTTTTTCTTCCACTTTCCTCCGCGAGAATCAAAGATTCATTTGGCTGGTTGTAAAGCTCCACCAGCCGGGTAATCTCAGCGCTGGAAAGCCCGCCTAATTCGTCCAGAAATTTGTCCGTTTTGTCTCTGGCTACGTTTTTATGGTTTTTGCGGAAAGCATAGAAAAACAAATTAGGAATATTGGTCTGGGGAAAATCAAGTAGTTCTGAGATTTTAAATCCCCGCTGTTCCGCAAACCGTACGCTTTCACGGGAAAATTCCAGAACATATACCTCTCCGGTGTCCGGATCGGTGATCTTCATGGGCAGTACCTTGTTTTCGTTTTTAGCCATTTCAAATAACCTCCAATTAATTAGCCGCCACCGGCGGTAGGCTTGGCGCTCCAGCCCTTGATCTCGCTGGGAGTGATGTAAGGCTCGATTTCCAGCACAGCGTCCACCTCAATTGCGGAAAGGCCAAGGGGAGAGGGGTTTCCTGCGAAATAGAACGCTTTGGTAAGCCCAGGGATCACAATAGCGAACCAGGTGGCCTTATCGGTTTCTTTCGCGGTTTCCGCAGCTTCAATCAACGCTTCCCAAGCGGTCTGGAATTCCTCCGTGTTGTTGGCGGTAAAGGCCAGCGCGCCGCCGGGGTCCTTTAGGCCGGGGATATAGGTTTTCCACTCCAAAGCCTCCAGAGTGGTGGTTTCCAGGCTGGAAGGCTCCGGGTTTAGGTCTGGAATTGCTTTGATGCCGGGAACGACTGTAAAACCAGTAGTCGGCATGGTGCCGGAAGTGCTTTCAACCGCATATTGCAGGGTTACGCCCGCGGTAGATAAATCAATCGCCAGTAAATTACCTCCTGTAAATCCTATAATATTCACTGATTACGCCGCGATATCTGGCGGCGACGCGGTAAATTCTGATATCCGCGTTTTTCATTTGATTGCAGAAAATTCTGATAAATCCAAGATTTTGCATTTCTGTATCGACCAGCTCCATGATCGCCTTACATTCCCGCTTGGCGCCGCTGATCTTATTGGAATAGATATTAACGCTATACAGCAGGGTCGCGTTGTGCTCTCTGTAAGAAGCGTCCAGAGAGCCTTCATAAGTGGAGTTATCCTCTTCAATAAGCACCAGGCACGGGAAATTTGCCGGCGTATCCACAAGCTCACTGTAGCAGGAGCCGCCGGGATAGCTTTGGGAGAAACGAGAAGCCACCTTGTCAAAAATCGCGCTTTCTGCGTCTATCACCTGAACACCTCCCTTGCGATCCGTTTAATCTCCTGTTCCATCGTGCGCTCTGCGTGATACATAGGCATCGCCGCCGGAGTGCCGTGAGTTAAAATCAAATTGCCTCCATCGTCGTAATAACCCCAGGTATTTTGCTTTCCCTTGCCCTGTCCATATTCTCCGATCTTGGCAACGCCATCCGGCCGGGGTTCCGGATAGGGCTCCGGCCCGTTAAAATAAACGCCTGCGCCAAATTCGATGAAGAACACGGAGCCTCCGGAGGCGGCGATCTTCCAGCCGTTTTTGATCGGCTCCACGCTGACCTCGGCTTGTTTTTCGCCGTCGTACTGGGCGCGGGAAAAGCGGACAGTGGCTTCATAGGCGCCGATGGAGGCAAGCCGTTCCATCAGTTCGCTGGTTTTTTGCCGTACCCATGCCTGATAGGAGGCAAGCTCCTTCAGCGCCGTGCGAATGGAAGAACCGCCCAGGGACATGGAAATGGTTTTTCTAGGCACGGACCGTCACCTTCTTTACCGCGTAGGCTACGCTGTTTTTCCACGGCGCACGCTTTTTCACAATGTAATTGTGGGCCTCGTCCGTGGAAGCGCCGTCCAGCCATAAAACGGTGTTTTCGTCGATAGGACAGGCGGTATCCGCTGTGGTCATGGTCCGGTCGTAGTCCTCCAGGGATCCGAAAAGCTCAGATTCAGACGAGCCCTTGTTGGACGATACGCACAGCCTGGCGGACTGAAGCTCTCCGTATTGGGGAGAGGGGGAACCGGTCCGGTAGCCGTTGGAATCAATAATTTCCGTCTGCCCCGCATACAGCTTGTAATATACCGTGGAAAGGTTGCGGCGCAGGTCACGCATTTAAAACACCCCCACGAAAGGAACGATTTCAGAAAGCCAGTCCGGGGAAATGTTAGCCGCCGCCCAGGTTCGGCTGATTCCGTTTTCCGAGTGGCTGATTTCTCCCTCACCGCCCAGCTTGGCATATAGGTCGATGGAGATTCTAAGCTGTAAGTCCTCGTATTTGGCTTCCAAGGCTTCGGTTCCGTTTCCAAAAGGATAGCGGCGGGAAAGGATCACGGCTTTCGCGCTTTCCAAAAGATCATTCAGCAGAGCCTCGTCGGCTTCGCCCGTTCTGCTTTTTAACCTTTCCAAATTTCCCATACCGCTTTCCTCCTTACTGTCTCGGCTTTCTGCCGCCGGTTCGCTTCACAGGCTGTTCCGGTGACTTCTCAGGCACCTTCACGGGCTGATTTTTCACAATTAATCCAATAAACCGCGCCATAGCGTTAGCCCTCGGACGCGGGCGCCATGATGCCGGCGTTAATGAAAGCATCGATCAGCGCCTTGAACTCGGCGGCGGTGGGCGCTTCTCCCGCCGCGTAGGGGACATTCTCCACTAAAATATCGCCGTTGGTAAAAGCAAAGGTTCTTTCTTCCGCCATTAATACCACCTCCATTAAGCGTTGGCCGTAGCCGCTCTGTGCAGGTAAATTCCCGCTACCTTGTTGTTTTCCACGAACGCGTCATGGTAAATCCGGTAATCGAATTTCCAGGCGTCCGCGCTCTGGTTAACCTCAGGGCTGAAAATTCTGGGTACTACATGCTTGGCGATCTGAACCACCGCGGACGGGTGGATAATCATAAAGTTGATCGGGTAAGAGGTGCTGGCCGGAACGGTAAATCCGCCTTTGGTTTCGCCGGCGGAAAGGCCGTCGTTCAGGGTGATTCCAGTGTTGAATCTGCCCTTCGGCACTTTAATCACCCGCATACCGTCGTAATAGTCAATGGCGGTTTCGATGCCACGCTCTCCGTTCTGCACATACCGGGTGATCTTGTCCTTCAGGCCGGCGTAAGCGGTTTCGGAGATAAACAGGATACGGCCCTCCTCCGGGACCTCGTCGTCGCCCATTATGGTTTCCGCCTCCTGAATCAGGGAGGGGACGTCGGTGGTGCCAACGGTGATATCCGCCGGCGTGCCGGAGCTGATGCCGGAGGTGCCGGCGTATTTCGCGAACCGGTAGGCGTCGATTTCCGGCGTTACCTGGGTGCGGATAAATTCCCCGGCAAGGGTGCCGAAGGCCATGCCCATTGTTTCGTCGTTGTCCATGACGTCCACCATGAAGGAACGCCCCCGGTCCTGTGTCAGCTTATAGGGCTCCCAGCCTCCGGTGACGGAACCGGTCACAAAGCCGGCGTTTCTGGAGTAATTTCCCAAGCCGTCCAGGCTCATGGTGTAAAGGTTTACGGTGTCAGAGCCGATAAACCGGACCCGCTCATTCGCGGTATCTAAAATAGAGGTTTTGGAGCTTGCTTTGTATACCTCGTCAAGAATTGGCACATAGCTTTTCGCAAGCTCGATTTGATTGTTATAAGGCAGTAAGTTTCTCCTTTCGATTTCAATATGTTTTCAACTAGATTCCCGCGCCCTTCCGGAACGCGTTGACTGGGCTTGATTCCACATTTTCGCTGTTCATTGGGTTCCCGCTGGAAAGCCCGGGCTGCTTGTCAAGCGCGCCGGCCGCCGCGGCCTTTTTCTGCGCTTCAATAAATTTCTTCTGATTGGAAAATACTTTCGCAAAATCTCCGGAGTGCAGAGCTTCTGCGTTTTCCGCTGCTGCTTCCGCGTCGTAGCCCAATTCCAGATAAGCGGCTTTGTAGGTTCCGATGGCTTTTTCTTTCCTGAGAGAGGCCAGCTCCTTTTCCATCTCCGCACGCTCCTCCGCCTCCTTGGTGGCCTTCGCTTCCTCGTCGCTCATTTTGGATTTCAGCTGTTTAGATAAGTTCGATGCCTCTGTCGCTTTTGCGTCGAAAACTTTCTTTTCCACAAACTGGGACATATCTACCGGATCTGGTAGATCCAAGCTCAGAAGTGCGGCAACTTTGTCCGCGTCGCTCATTTCAGCGAACCCCTTGATTTTGTCAGTTAGAATTTTCATCGTTGTACTCCTTTCGGGTTTTTTTGAGTGCTTCTCTGCACTGTGATGGGCTTGATTATCCTGGCATCTCCGCCAGCTTGGGATTTTTGGTTTCTCTACCAATTAAACGATCCCAACCTCTTCGGTGCGGGATTCGTCAATAACCTTTGTGTTGTCCTGCGAGCCCCATTTAGCTTTGATGTATTTCTCCGAATTCGCCACGTCCGCCACTGGATCGTTGGAAACCCCAGATTTCGCAAACGCCAGTTCAGGGCTGAAGCCCAGTTCCTTCAGATTCATAGCCGCCTGTGTTTTGACAAGAACGTTGGCCGTTTCATTTCTCACAAACTGAAGCTCGAAATCCGAAAGGTTAATATTCAAATCGGTTTTTCGGTTCAGAATATTGATAAATATTCTGTCAAACAGCCGGTTGGATACCCGGAATAAATCTCCGGTATTTCTCGCGTAGGTGTTTGCTTGTTCCCAGCCGTCCCGTAAAAATACCGCCTGCCCCGTGTCGCTGGTGGAGGAGCCGCCCTTTAAGGTAGATGGCATACCGCAGATAGTCAAAATCTGCTGGTACATGTTGTCCACCAGCACCTGGGTCTGGGTCTGGTCCAGTTGTTCGCTTAAAATTTTTAAATCCGCCTTGTCCTGGCCGACTGATTTCAGGAAAACCGCTCCTGCCTGGCGGATATACGCCGGGGTGACCTGGTTTCCGTTTTCGTCCTCTCCCAGCTGGCAGTTATAGAAAATCATCAGCGACTGCACAAACTGCTCAATGCCGTCCACGCGGTTCGACTGGATATTATTGATCTCGTCCAGCAGGGGAATAACGGCTTCAAAGGAACCCATTCTGTTGTTTTCGTACTGATATTCAATAATGGGGATTTCATGAAGCACGTTGTCAGCCTCCGAAAGAACTTCAATGGCTGTGCCGACAATAGGTGTACCGGTTACGACTTCTCCGGTCACGCCGCCGGAAACACGGAAATATTTTTCCCTGGTAAAAACGTCGAAAATAACCCGCGGCGTTTCCCCGGTGGAAATTACGACGTTTACTCCCATGACAGGCTCGTTTCCCGGGTTCCGGCTGTAGACCACAAAAGAGGAACGGGGGTCCAGGGCGTAAGCCCGGATAGGGCATTCCGGATCCTTGTATGGGGTAACGTAAATGATCCCCACGCCTACAGTATGGAACCAATCCGTTACCAGATTGTCAGCCTGCTGTTTTCCGCTCAAATACAAATACTCGTTTAGCCGCTTTACCTTTTCCGTGACGCTCTGGTTCTCTTTCCGGCTGATGTAAAAGGCCGGCTGGGTCAGGAAGTACCCGTTTTTGAACGCCACGATCTCGGAAGCGTGGTTCTCCACGACCTTATTGTTGATTTCCGGCCTTACCGTTTTAGTTCTGCTTAAAACTGGCTGGTCTCCCCGGCGGTACCAATACAGATAATCCATTTCCATCATGTTTTCTACATGGACGGAAAGCACATCGTTTAAAACATAGATCAGATTCTCGCTATTAATGTCCGTAATGGTGGTATAAATCTTCCTGCGTCCAAATAAATCCAGTTTTCACCTTCTCTCCGCAAACAAAAAGGGCCGCAAACAGAATACAATCTGTCTGCGACCCTATGGCCCGCTGTTCCGTCACCATTGCGACGGCGCGTTAATTCACTTTTTTTCTATTGATTTCAATAACAACAATGAAGCCTTTTTCCACTTTAACTTCCGCAACAGAACCTTTGTTGATAATTTTCTGTATTGCTGCAATATTCTGCTGAGTAAGTTCTCTTATCAGCGGCTTCACCTCGCGCTTCTGGTTGCGGAGGTTGGATTCGAACCAACGATCTGCGGCTACTGAGACCGCCGAGCTGCCCATCTGCTCTACTCCGCGAAATCAATCCGGACAGAAATGATTAGCGACTGTCCGGACAGTGGGGAAAATTAAAAATGCTGAGAATGTAAATGCTTATTCTTAATCTTATTATACCAAATATATGGTGTTTTGTCAATCAACTCACCAATATATTGTGTTAAAACGGCCTTTTCAGCACACTGATCTTTGCACTTACGCTTTGAATCATATCCACCGCCATTGCCAGGCTGTCCACACTGTCATCATGCTTGTTTTTTCCCGTCATTTTAAAGCTGAAAACGTTCTGCATGAACTTTGTGTACTCCTTAGAGCGTTTTCCGTCCTCCAAAAAATAAAACTCCCTGATCTCCGGGGCCTTATCGAAAATCCGAACCTCCTTCGCCACGTTGTTCGGTGCCGCCCTGCTGGTGATATTAAGGCGGTATCCCTCCTGTTTCAATAGGGATTCCACGCCTTCCTTATAGCTGGCTGTGCTTTTATTAACCTCAAACTGGGCGGCCTGAACGCCGTGTTCCCGGATTTTGCTCACGATCAGCGGCTGGGTAATGTTTTTCTCTCCGTTATTAAAAACCACATCAGCTACATAAACACTTCCATCTGCATATTGGAAGCAGACCGGGGCACTGGTAAAATCTCCACCTCCGAACGCTGGGTCTACGGCCATAAAGACGCGGATAGGGGTCTCCTCCGGAAGCGTCCCGTTGTAATATCGCATATCCTGGGGTTCGAACAGCGCACCCGCCCGCTCGATTGGCTCGCCCATATACTGCGCCAGCCAGGAAGCCATATCGTTATTCCTTTCGAAAGAGGCTCTCCGCTGGTAATAGTAATCGTCTGAAAACCCAACTCCGTAATCGTAGCTGAAATTACTGTGCTCGTTTTCGTCTAACGCGGGAAGGTTGATGATCTCGTATCTCCGGCTTTTGAATTTTGTATCGTTTTGAAGCAGGTCCATGCGAACGCCGGCCGGGTCAATCATGGACCACCGGGTGCCGCACCAAAGAACCTTGGCGGTTTCCTTCGCTCTGGGCAGGAGATTGTTGTCCACCTTGCTCCAGGCGGCGATAAGCCGGTCTTTGTTTAAAGCCTCCTCAATGCCGCCGATCAGGTCGTCCGATACCAGAATTCCATTGCAGTCGCAGGCTCCGTTCAGCGTTCCGTACAGGGAACGGCAGGTGAGGGAGGGATATCTCTTTTTCCGGTCTAAATTAAAGGTTTCGTCTTTACTGTTGGTGCTCGCGATTTTTGCCGCCGGAAATACGTCGTGCCATAAATACGTGACCGGGTCATTGATGACCTCTAAACAACCGCTGTAAAACGCGGATGTAATTACATCTGAATAGGCGGAATACAAGTTGGAGCGTTCAGAATCCCGTCCCACCAGCCAGGTCATGAAAAACATCAGCATACTCGTTTTTCCCACTCTGGGAGGCATTGACAAAAACAGCTCGTCCAGTTTATCGTCCACCAGCTGTTGGAGCGCATTGGCGACCCGCCAGATCGGAAGAGCGGCCCGCCTCATAATCCGGCGGCGGGGGAGGTAGAACCGCTCCTCCGGCTTCCGGTTCCACTCCAGATAAATGAGATAGCTGTCAAAATCATCAGGAGCTAAAAGAAGATAGGTCTTTTTGTTCAGTTCGAAAAATTCTGAAACGCCTTTTTTGCCCTCGCGGATTTTTTGGGCGGTTACTTTCCGCAGCCATAAACACTCATTTTTTGCTGTCTTGTCCTGTTCATAGAGAGCCCTGGTTAAATCAAAATAATCCCGGTATGCCTGAAGCTGATCCGGTTCCTTTTCAATTGCATTTTTGATTGTGGACAGCGTTTCTATGTAAGTCAGCGTATCACCTCATGACACTATATATTGTGTTATATTATACCACAATTCTATATGTGGTTCAAACTGGGTGAGTTTATCCTGCTTTTTTCATAATTCGATACCATTGAGTGCGGCTGATCCCCAAACGCCTGCAAGCTGCGGAAATGCTTTCTCCTTCAGCTAATTCGTAAACCACATCTTTTCGCGGCCGCCCTTCTTTAAACTCCGGATTATGTTCTTTTGCATAGGATTTTCCAGCCATTGTACGTTCAACAATCATATCGCGTTCAAATTCGGCAAATGCCAGAAGTATAGTGACTAACAGCTTTCCTGTTGGCGTGTTATCCGCTCTACCCATATTTAAAATATGAACCGCGATTCCTTTATCCACCAGATCTCTGACGGTTTGTATTCCTTCAGGTGCATTTCTCGCGAATCTATCCATTTTTGTGACTACAAATTCATCGCCTGGCTTCAGCTCCGCCATTAGCACATCAAATTTTGGTCTGTCCATTTTAGTTCCAGTAAAGCTGTCAAAATATATATTTTTTTCTGAAACACCAGCGTCAATCAATAAATTTTTCTGGTCCTCCAGGCTGTTTCCTTTACTTGCCTGTCCTGTGGTGGAAACCCTCGCATATCCATATTTTGTCATTACTTATTGCTCCTTTCAATGACAATTTGCCCTTGAGGTCTGGCACCTGCCTTTCTGGGCTGCACAACAACTTCATATCCCATAACAGATAACATTTCAATCGCTTTATTAAATGTCATATTTTTACTGGCTAATCTAGCAGAAACATCCGTCGCTTTTTCTTTTCCGATACTTTCGGCCATTGCTTTTTGTGTAACGCCTTTCTCTTTCATGATAAAAGATATCGCTTCATTAATAATCACATTAATCACCTCTTTTTACAATCATATTATACTAAATATTTTTAATAATGTCAATATCGAATACTAAATTTTTTTATCTTTTTTGTTTTTGGGAGTGATCGTATGGTTAACTGAAGCTTAAATAAAATCATAATATCCCCCATAGGTATCACTAAATATGTAACAAAACTTAAAAGAATTGTTACATCTAATATTAAGAGAAAAATATCATAATTATTTTTATGAAAACACTTGACAATAATAATTATATTTAGTATAATCTAATTGTACCAAAGAAATGCGGTACAAAATACATACCCGGCAGGAGGTAGAAAGGAAATGCAAGAAGGCATGACAAACGACCAATTAAACACAATGTTGGAAACCATAGCCAAACTAATTGAAGCGCAAGCCAAAACACCGCAGGAAGCGGCGCAGATTGTACGAGATGCCAAAACAAAATAAAATAGGCTCCCTCGAGCCGTCCAAAGCACAGGGAGCCTAAAAGAAACAAGGGCGGCATGGCCTGCCACATGTCGCCTTTATTATACTACAAGACAAAGAAAAATAAAAGCCCCACCAATAAGGCGGGGCAAAATAATTTTAAAAAGATTTTGAAAAGCTATTGACATATCTATATAGATATGATATACTAAACATGTAATCAAGAGAGGCGGCGAGGTTGTTCACTTCCTGAAAAGGTGGTGAGACAATGAGCACAAGCGATGTAATTCTATTACTTAACTTTGTGGCCGTTGTTGTCTTTGGAGTTATCAACATAACGACAAAGAAATAACCGCCCCTACTTAGCGTAAAAGCGGCGATTTCTTCAAGTCTTAAAAACTTACAGGAACGACCGCTATTACCAGTAGCAAGCCGCCTTTCTTGTTTACAGTATATTACAAAAAGGGGGAAAAGTCAATGGCAAAAACCAAAGCAGAAATTCAACGGGACTATGAAAAGCGCACTGGATACGAAGCTCAAGCCAAGTATAAAAAAGCAAATACAAAACAAATTGCATTGCAACTAAATATAAAAACAGATACTGATATATTGAAAAAGCTTGAGGAAGTACCAAATAAACAAGGCTACATTAAAGCACTTATTCGGGAAGATATAGCCGAAAGCAAGGATTAATAATATAATTAGACAACAAACCGCTTGGATAAAACTCAGGCGGTTTTTTATTTCGCTTTATTTAGCCCTACAAGGCCGAATAAGGCGTTTTTTATTGTCCATAAAGAAAAGTATCGTTTTACTGCTTCACGGCCTTAAATAGCCTCTGAAAGCAAAACAAAGATATTAATTCAATTAGACATGCTTCTATTTTTTCCTACAAGCCCGATGCAGACGGTTTTATGCGATTTTAATATAATTCCATATCTTAATACAAAAAACGCCTTAAATCGCCACACAAACAAAAACCCGGCCAACTCCAAAACGGAGAAAGCCGGGAATTTTTTTATTTGAAGCGGGAAAGGGTAATAATAGCGCAACATTCATTTCTGTGGTCATACCATGCACAAGAATATCCATTGCAACCCATATTATGAAGCGGGCATAGTCGATAGTTATTAATGGGGTTCTGATCCACAGTCGTTTGATATTTGCTCGTTTGAAAGTCGTTAACCATAGTCGTTTTTCTCCTTGATAGTCGATAGTCGTTAATCTTCTGGTGGCAGAGCTTTTTGATACTGTTCTACCAGCTTATCCGGATCCGGTTCTTCTCCTAATGGATTATTGGGCGTTACAACTAAATCCTGCTGGTCTTTGTATCCAAACATATTCTTTCCAAGGAAGATACCAGAAGCGGGATTGATCTTCCCATTTTGCATATAATCAACCCATAATTCCTCTAAAATATCGATGGCTTTTTTAATCAAGTCGTAATGTGTATTACTACGTGTTGCACCTGTCTTCCACTGGTGGACAGTATCTCTATGTACACCCAGCCAATTAGCCATGCCAATCATATTGGGCTTTCTATCATTGTCAATGCAGTAGTTAAAATATTCTTGGATTCGCTTCTCCACTTGTTTTGGGTCTGAAATATCAATAGGAGGTAAGTCCCACGATACAAGCGCATGTCGTAAATAGCGAGCGTTGTCACCAGGTTCGACGTTTTCCTCTCCGAAGTTCTTTTGCGGGTTAGGAACCCAATGGCGTTTTTGTTTAACGATTTGATTGGTTAATTCGGTTTTTTTATTCTCTGTCAGTGTTATTACCTCCTATAAAATTTGAAATTATCATTGCGGTTAATGATGCAGCTTGTTCTGGTGGTATACCGTGTTTTACTAACTGCAAATAAAATAAAGCGGTTGCTTCCGCAGTAGCGCTAAGAGCGTTTATAAATTCTTCCATAATTATTTAATCCTCTTTTGTTTGCCTGTAGTTCGCTTATCACACTTCTCCGGCGGGCAGCCTCTAGGCTTACCGGTATCATAGCAATATAGGCAGTAGCGTTGCTGCCCGGAACCCTCAAAAGTTAGAGGTCTGTTATAGATACAGCCTTTACAGCTTTTTCTATTTCCGCTTTGTGGCCAGCCCTATGTCCTGAGCCTCCTTGCAGTAGAAGTCGTCTTGTTTGTTAGTATGCCAGAAAATAGAATCCCCGGTCACATCACATTCGATATGGGAGAAAGGGCACTCTTTCTTATGCCTATGTACGCAGTCCTTGCAAGTGGTGTGCGGTTTGGGCGGGTCTTTGCTTGCCACCAGAACGGAACAAAGCAAGAAGCCTAACGGTGCGCCTAAAAAGTACCCTAAAAGTAATAATTGCCAGCCTGCCATATCAATTCTCCTTCCTCTCACCGTAGCTGCAATGATGGTTATCTTTACAATGATGCAAAGAATTTGAACAATCAACCCATAGCTTTTTTGTTCCGTCATCATCAAATTCGTAACTTTCATCTGCTTCCCATTTTATACAATCCTTACACCTAACTACGGGGACAGCGTCGTTTAAATGCAGCTTCATTAATTCCGATACTGGTGTATACTCTCCGCAGCCAAAACAGCCAATAGCAAGAACTCCATTAACGATATCAATATCAAGAGCATCACCACACTTAGGACACCAAATTCCATTTTCAGCGGCTAATCCTCCGTTAACCGCGCTTAGGGTCTCCTTTATTGTTTCCGGCTCAAGGCCTGTGTCCTCATAAGCCTTTAAACGTTCCCATACTTTACGCTGAGAGCAGTATCCGTCCTCACAGAAACTGCCTCCCGGTATCTCCCGGCACATTGCTATATCGCAAAAATTTCCTTCAAACGTCAATCTATCCATTATTCTCCTCCTGAACGCCGCGCCATTGCCAATTGTTATCGTTGTTATATTCGCACCCAGTACAAATATCACGGTTGTAATGGTCGTTATAATAACACGCTTCACATTTCCAGTCACTGCGTTTTCGCAGAGTGTTTAAATCCTCCACCGCCTGATCTCTTTCACGCTTTAGGCGGTTGCGTTCTTGTCCCAGCCTGATAATTTCCGCGTCTTTCGTCCTGCAAAAATCCAAGGTCTCCTCGGCTTGATCGAGTTTAGCTTTCAGCATTCGGATTTTATCAGCCAGGCGTTTATTGGTGTCTATTGCGCTTTGGCCGTTTTGCGCCAGTGCTTCCAATATTTTAATGGCTTCGGCGGCCTGATTATCTAGATCAGAATCGATAAGCGCCGCTCGCATTCTCAACAGTTCGACTAATTCCTCATACATGGCTAATCCTCCTCAGGTGGTTCTGGAAGCGGCTGCCACCATGAAACAACAGCGTTTTCCCATACAGGGTATTCATCAATGAACCACCCGCCCGTCTTGTTCCACGATCCGAGCTGATATGCGTTGTGAAGTGTAATATTTGTTTCGGGCTTTCCGTTTACAATACACAAAACAACTTCGTGTTCTTCCGGTAGCCTGTCATTAACACTGATCCAGCCGTTGTTTGTCATAGCTCAGTCCTCCAAATTCATCTTAGCGCCGCAGTTGGGGCAGTAGTTGGATTTTGTCATAATTCCTCTTGTGCCTACTGTATACTTTCCGCAAGCAGAACACTCAAGCACCGGGACAATATCATTCCATATATTTTCTTTCTGTACTTCTATCCACTTCCCACGCTTCACCTCTGTCACGTCGGCGGCGGAAAAATCATAAACCATATATTTAAAACGTGTACGCTCGTCCAATTGTGCCGCATATCTTGAATATGCCGGGCTATTACTTGGAGTATCTAAATATCTATTCCTTGCAAGTTCTTCTAGTTCAGCGACCTTTTTATATAAAGCATTTTTTTCTATGTACTCAGTCATTGCCAATCCTCCTCGTCAAAGCTGTCTAAAGGAACAGAGATTTCATCTTCGTCGGTATCGTCAACAGCAACAAAGACATATCCAATTACAGGTACAACCAATTGAGAGCAATCCAGTTCTTCACCAGTACATTGAAAAAAACTGTCGCAATCAATCTCTGTAATCTTAAAGTATCTCGCCATCGTTAATCCTCCTGTTTAGTTTTATAAGGGCAAGCATAAGAAAATGGTTTCCACGGTTGTATGGTTATTTCTGTCCTGTTAGGCTCGTATGATATGGTTATTTCGCATTTTTCTTTGGTCGCTTTTTCAATTAGTGCGTTAAAATCAATATTTTCAAACATTATAAACCCTCCTGTTCCAAGCGAACATTTAATCTGTGTGTTTTCTTGAATTTTTGAACTTCCACCAAGTCCTCACAATCGTGAAGAATCATCATTTGTTCCAACATGATTTGAACGTCTGCGATCTCTTCGGCAATAGCTTCACGGTTATTTTTGCCCCTGGCGTGCTTACAAAGTTCCTTTTGCAGTTCTGACATTTCCTCAAAAACCATGAGTGTTTGAGCTTCAGCCCCCCATTTATTCAGAGCTTCGCAATAAATTTTGTGTGGTTTTGATTCAGTCATGGTTTATTCCCTCCAACGCTTTCTCAATTCTGGAAGCGAGATTGTCCAATACAGCCTCCAACTGCTCAGCAGTTTCTGCGCAGTAATCATCAGACGCCATTTCCCTTGCCGTGTAGGCCGATAGAGCGGATTTTAGGGAGGAATGGTGCCCTATTACCCTTTCAACCGTCTTGCCCAAATTCGGGCTTGAACGCTTTGAAATGATATGGCGCTCACATAGGGCGATAGTCCCATTTTCCAAGGTGCAGATTCTGTAATCTCCCAAGGTTAGGTTAATCATTGCTTTTATCCTCCGTTCCCGCCTGTTTGCGGCGGGGTTAAATTCAAGGGATTAAACGCTTCATGGAATCGTTAAGCTTTTGATAAGTATCGCTGCACATAAGCATAGAAACAACACTATCCGTCAGCGTTTTAGCCATAACATCATCAAAGGTTTGTTTAATTCCGGAATTTACTTGGCGTTTCAAAATATCTGCCTTTTTTTCTACTTCTTTTTGAACGGTTTGTAATATCGTTGTCCTCATGTGTTCAATATCAAATTTTTCTTCTAAAGAGTTCTTGACACATTCATTTAAGTATTGCTTTCTAGTAAGTTTCTTTGGTTCTTCTCCCCAATTTCCACCAATAGTTACAGTCTCTTCCATGAATTCGTTAACCGAATTGGAAATTTGTTTTTCAACCTCTTCCTTGGTGTATTTTTCAAAAGTTTTGTTATAAGTATCCTTAACTAAGCTTACTATCTCGTCATGCGCCGTTTTATATATACCCATTTCCACTGAGTTCTTAACGGTATGGGTAATATATTCGAGCAGGTTAGTCATATCGACTTCCAGCTTTGCTTCATTAAGTTTAAAATCGGCAGTGTCGTTATAGGGGCACGCTTCATAACCTCCATTATGTTCACAGATTGGCGTTCCATCACTATAATCATAACCACAAAAATATTTACAGTTTTTACAGTCTTTCATTCTAATCTCCTTTCTTATTTAGAGAGGTAAATTCTTCCCGTCCAAAATCTCAACAAGCCGCCTGCATACAGGACAGCCGCTTTCTTTCACAGCCTTGAACTGCCCGCCGAACGCCACGCGGATTTGGTCGATGTATTTGTAAAGCTTCAGGTCGTCTTTTTCTTTTCTCCGCGCTTCCTCGTACTCTCTCCTGAGGGCTTCTTTTCCCTCCGCGGCTTCGTCCTTGGAAAAAGCGCCGCGCCGGTAAGCATGGTACAGCCAGGTAAGCCCACGGTATGCAACGCGCTCTAAAGGAAGCGCGGAACGGGGAAGAGGCCGCCCATTTCCGGCAATGGTACAAAGCTCGTCAAAGGTCATGGCTGATCTCCTCGATGGTTACCTTTACGCAGGGATTCTCCGTGTACCGCTTGATAACCGTTAAATCGGCGATCTGAGCGTCGTCGTCATAAGCGATCCCATTTAAAGCGTCCGCAACCACCTTCGCAATGTTATCGGAATCAGGCTTTTTTGTGGGGAGAAGGTCTCCGCTTAACGCCGAAATCCTGTCTTTGTTGGAAAATGATTTGGGAACCTGAAATCCCGCGTAAATCTCCATCTTCAGCGCAGGCTTTTGTTTTCCCTGAGTTCTGATTTTCCCACGGGCTCCATACCGTTCCAGAAATGAAGTTTTAATCAGATTTTCGTACAGCACTGTGTTTTCCGGCGTGTAGCTGTGCCCGGTTTTACATGTCCTGGCCCTGGCTTTTCCCTGCGGCTTGCCGGGGATAACGATAAACAGTTTCATTGTTCCTCCTAAAATTCCGGCTGGCGTAAATTAAACTCAGAAAAGGTCTGATGCTTCCCGTCAAATCTGAGAAAATTTTTCCCCGTTTCGCCTTCCTTGTTTTTCGCGATAATCAGTTCCCTGGTGCTGTCCTCCTGATCGGGCCAGTGAATCAAAAGAATCGCGTCCGCGTCCTGCTCAATCTGCCCGGATTCTCTCAGGCTGGTCATATCCGGGTCTCCTTTCCCAGCACGGTTAAGCTGTGCTAGGGCAATGACCGCGATTTCCATCTGCTGCGCCAGGGTATGCAGGTCCATTGAAATCTGCGTTGCCCGTTCGTAAGGCGTTTTCCCGGAGGCTTTCATTAAAGTCAGATAATCCACAAAAATCACATCTGCCCTGGCCTGTACCGCCTTTGACTTGATCTGCTCCGCTGTCCAGCCCGCAGCCGAAACAACCTCCAGCTTTAAAGCCTGGAAGCTCTCGTATTTTTCCGTGATTTTAGCGGCGTCAGCGTCGTCAACCTCCCGGCGTTTTACCTTTGAAAAATCAAGCCTGGCGTAGCATGTAGCCAGCCGCTCGAAAATTTTTGCCGGAGAGGTTTCCAGAGAAAAATATACGCATTGGTATTTTTTCGCCATATTCAGCATCATTTGAAGTGTCAGAGCTGTTTTGCCGGAGGACGGTCCCCCGCCGATTACGATGTAATCCCCTGGGCTGATAAAGATATTTCGGTCGATCCAGGGAATACCGGTTTGTATGTACTCCTTATGCTCCTCGAGGTCTGTCGAAAAGTTCAAATAGCCCTCTTTCGCGGTCAACCCTTCAGCCTTAACGCTGTGGTCAAAGCATTTTAACAGGCTGGAAGCCATAGACTGGCAGCGTTCAATATCTTCTCCCTTTTGGATTTCATCGATTAGGGATTCAGCGGCCGCCAGCGCTTCATTTTTCATGCGGGCTTCTTTTAAGATCCTGATATATTCCAGGTAATGGGAAACCGCAGGAGTATCACAAGCGCAGGCAAGGCAAAAATCCCGGCATTCCTGCCGGTCGAAGCCTCCGCTTTTCGCTGATACGGTGATGGGGTCAATGGGCTTTCCCAGCTTGAAATATTCTACACAGGCGGAATACACCTGACGGCATAAGCCGTGGTAAAAGCAGTTAGGGGATAAGGACAAAGCAGCTTCCGGAATCACCTTTTCGGGAGCGATCAGCATTGCGCCGATCAGGGAGCGCTCCGCCTGAAAATCATAGATCAGTCTAAAATCTTCCATTTGCGTCCCTCCTTTTTTACGGCGGCTTCCGGTTCGTCTTCCCAGCGCATACCCCGTATCCAGGAAGCGGGGAGAGGGATATACTGCCCTCCGTCCTTGGTCCAGTCAAAGCTTTTTTTCTGCCATTCCAGTGCGGACAGCATTTTCTCCATTAAGCCGTCGTCTGGGTTCAGTTTGTTAAAGGCTTTTAAAGCGTCGCCCTTGGCCTTCTTTTTCGGATAGGCTTCCCAAAAGCTTTGAAAGCGGATCTGCACAGAGGTCTTGGAGTGGTTCACAGCCTTTGCTGTCCCTTTGGCCTTTTCAACCTTTAGGCTCTCGCTCTGTTCCGCTTCCCCTTGGGGGGTAAGGGGGGATGTAATATTTTCCTTCTCCTTCTCCTTTTCCTTCTCATTAGCATCCGTTTGCATGCCTTGGCATGCACTGGCATTCCATCTTTTTTTTGCTCTTTCTTTTTGTGATTCGCAATATGAATCATATTCTTTGTTGTCCCTGTCTATCTGGGACTTAAACGATGGAAATACATGTTTTTCGTGGCCCGGAAGATCTGGCACCTGTCCGGTTTTACCGTATATTAGGCATGCGGTGAAAAGCCTGCCGCGTTCCTCGTCTGTCAAGGTTTCCATTGAATCCAAGTAGCTGTAATAAGCGCAAAAATATTTTTTTGACATAAATTCACCGCCTGTCCATGCGGATTACCCCGAAACGGGATATATTCTAAAATGTTCATAGCGCACCTCAAAAAGGCAAGCTTTCGTCTTCAAAATCTTCCTCAGTTTGCGGATTGTTTTTGATCAGAGCTTTGTAATCCTCTGATTTTTTGATCTTATCCTGTACCCATTCCGGAAGCTTGTCCATGAAAGCCAGACATTCCGGTGCAGACAGATCAAAGTACACTGTTTCAGATTTCGGTTTCACTTTCGGCATGTTTTTAGGCATGGCCATGATTGCCGCCACATTAGCGTATCCCTTATCGTTATGCAGAATTTGAAGCTGGCAGCTGGTGCCGAGGATATTCACCATATCGAAGCAGTCCAATTCCTGATCGGTAAACTTCTTTCCTCTCCAGGCCTCCAGGTGGCTCCTTAAGGTTGCTTTCTGAGAAAGGGAAAGAGTATATTCCTTGCTGATTACTCTCGGTTTTTCCTCGCCGTCTATCGTGGTTGATTCGTCAGTAACCTCCCAGGTGATCATGACCTTGTGATTTGTTTTTTGGAAAGCCTCGCTCCACTGTTCTCCGAGATCGATTACCATGATACAGACAGCAGTATGTACGCCCTCGGTAATTGGTTCAATAGAAGTTCCCTTTTCTCTCGCGATAATTGCCATAGTTTAACAGCTCCTTTTATTTTTCAATTCCGTTGATCAATTCCTCTTCGATTTCCAGAGGGCAGTCGGTCCCCCTCTGCGTGTAAATATCAATATCGTTTAAGGATTCGTAGGTATGAACGCAGATGATCCGCAGGTGTTTATTTGTGGTTTTGCTTTTTTTGAGCCAGCAGGAGTTGCAGCACAATACGCCGTTGGGGAAAAATACCGGCTCTGTTAAATTGCCTTTCGCGTAAAATTCAACGCCGTTCTTGGTAGGCATAATATACCTCCTTCAGCCACTCCAGGGCTTCGTATTCCGGGCTTTTATCCGTTTCCGGTTCCTTGTTATCGGTATCATACAGGTACTTAAATTCCGCACGGGAGAGGCCGTTATCGTTGCTTCTGTTCATTTTTCAGCCTCTCACATTCCCGGAACCAATAGTCTCCGGATAACTTTTGCTTTTCGATTTCTTTCTCCAGCTCTAAACATCTTTTCATTAGATAGATCATTAACTCTTTATCGTCCATTTGACAAACCTCCTGTTTTGGTTTAATATATAGATAGGATATTTTTGCTTGCCGCTCTTCGTGATGCCAGTCGCGAGGGCGGCTTTTCTTTTTATTAACTGGCATTATATCTTACTCCATTCTTTAAGTAGCCTTGATAAATAGCTAAAAACAATTTGAATAAAGCGACAAATTCTTTTGCGGATTCTTCCGAAGTAATGTATCTGGAAGGAGTTTTTCTATCTTTTCCAAATAAATTGTGCCGTTCACAATAAGCGTCCTTTGCGGCGTTTTTGCAAAGTAACCGGCCTGAATAATTTTGATTTTCCTGTTTAACCCGCTCGAAAAATTCATCGCATTCCTGATCCGCTATTTTATAGAAAGTAGTGTTAATGATTTTTGGCTTTCGGCTTTTCAATTCCTCAATTTCCTGCCGCAATATTGCAATTTCCTTTTCGTAATCCACGTTTTTGCTCCTTTCTGCTTGTCCTTTTTTTGCCTTTGTGTTATCCTTTCCTTAGAAAAGCTTTTCCACTGTGCTTTTCAATACTTTGGCTATCAGTTTAGCGGTTTGAACGTTTGGCTGACGTTTCCCCGCTTCATAACTCTGATAGGCGCGTTCTGAAACGCCGGCCTTTTTTGCAACTTCTACTTGCGTAAGGCCTATTTTGTTGCGTCTTTCTATCAATTTTATATTTTTCATCACCCGCTCGCTTTCTAGATTGAACACGCATATTTGTACGTGTTATGCTTTTATAATAACACGATTGTTTGTGCGTGTCAATCCCCAGTTTTTTAAGGAGGATATGACATGAACGATTTTGCAAAAAGACTTAGGATTATTCGTAAGAAAAAAGGGCTAACACAAAAGCAGCTTGCTGTTGAAGTTGGAGCAAGCGAAAGAGGAATACAAAGCTATGAAATCGGCGAGAGAAACCCAGCATTTGATCAACTCATTGCCCTTGCTGACTACTTCGACGTATCCATCGACTATTTAGTAGGCCGGACGGATAAGCCGGCCGTAAATAAGTAGGTGATTGCAATGAAAAAGAAAATATCAATTTTCAAGCGCCCTATAATTGGCACTATACTAATTGGACTGATAGGTGCATTTTTATGGGATTTTATTTTTTCACCTATATTTAATTGGTTAATGAATAAGATTTTTATAATGGAAAATGCGCTTAGTGATATGTTTTATAAAGGTATTGCTCAAGGGACACATGAAAATACTAGTACTATATTATTCTCTTTGATCTTCTTCTCCATAGTCTCTTTTGTTATTATTAAAGCAGTCGACTTAAAATTCGAGGAGTACGATTTAATTCAAGAAATGTATGAATATCTCCCAGAAGAAAATCCAGAACGGAAAAATATAAAATTTAAAATTTTTTCTAAAGGTATAGTTCTAATGTTATGCGGTTTAATATTACTAAGCGGCATCTATTATTATGAAATGTTAGCAACAAGTACAACTAAGAAAACTTTAAACAATATAGAAATTGTTTCTGCCTACATACCACATAAAAGTTATACAATGTTGAAATCTAAATTCTATACCATACAGTCAAAAAAGGATTACGACTTATTAGTAGAAGATATGGAATTTATTGCTGAAAATAACAACGTAGAATTGCAATGATAAATTTACCAAGTTCCCAACCTATAATAGTTGCTATAAGCGGCAACAGATTTTTTATAAAAGTTATAATTTTAACTCTAATATTCATTCTGATTTCCTCAAATTATTTTTTAGGCCGTTTTGTGAATATTACAGGGCAGAGCGGCTTTCTTTATACCTTGCGTATCTTCCCTTGTTTTTCAGGGCTTGTCTCAGCTTCCGATTTCGGTACCGCTCGCCGATATATGCCGCTGTGAATACGGCGCTCCATACCGCCAGAACGATAAACGCCACCGTCATTTCTGGGCTCATGTGCTTGTCCTCCTTTATGGTTTTACGCCTCTTTAAGAGATTTACGCCATGCAATGCACCGACCCATTTTTGCGCCGTCGGATTTTCTCTGAAAATATGGGTTATGGTAAAATCCGCTTTTGTCATAGGTATAAATCGCATAGCAAATACAAGGCTGGCCGTCCATATCCTCATAGAGAAGTTCAATCTCCTCATCAAAAAACTCACATGGCATTTTTGCACCTATCCAAATGATGTTCCAGCCGTCCTGATTCACTATTTTCCGAACTCTTTCTATGTTGTCTGCGTTCATGTGCTTGTCCTCCTTTTAGAATTAAATAAGCAGATTGATGGTCCAGCTGACTAAAAAAGAGACAGCGAAAACTAAAATCAGTAATACGATATCTTTCTTATTTACTGTCAAACTGGCTTGTCCTCCTTTTGGCCTCCTGCGGGGGTTAGCCGCAGAGAATTGCATTATAAGCCTTTGCGTTCTTTCTCTAATTGGGCTGTTCGCATTTTTTCCATGCGATGGTTAAGTAATAGACGGAAAAAAGATTCGGTTTCCGGACACAAATAGACAGGGTGTCCGTTTTCCCCGTCAAATTCTTCATTACTGAGGATTCTTCCATCTGCCATTTTGTTCCAGCCTACGATTTCGTCAATACTAGTCACCATCGTACTTTTTCTCGCCATATTGATACACCTCCTTGTAATTGGTATGTTTTTGTCGGATTGTCCTATACATGTTTGTCGGTATGATAGATTTCTTTAAACGCCTTATTAACGGTTTCTGTTATACTTTCAGCTACACCGTTCCGAATCTCAGTGTCATTTCTAACCGGATTGGTTTTACGGTGTATTTCTTTCCCGTTGGGGTATGCTATAATTTCTGTTTGCTCCTCTTGTAACATAGCCATAAGGCAAGCTATTTCTTTTGGCTCGGCCTTGATTGTGATTTCCATGTCCTCACCCCGCTTTCTTATCTTCAACACAAGATCTTACTCAGATTTTGGAAAATAACGGATTGCTGGTAAATAATATCAATGATAAAATCACGAAAACTATTAAATCTATAGGACAACAATAAAACAGTGACTGTGAGAGTGTTGACCAAAATGCATAATATAAAAGTCAAGAATTCCAAATGCTCGATTTGCTCCTGTTGTGTCCCAATAGGAGCTTTTCTTTTGCTTGCCCGCATTTCCTCACCCCGCTTCCTTTTCGTTCTGCTTTGCCCAACCCCTTGACTGATGGGGAATAGGCGTAGTATTCTTTGCTTGTACTTATCAACCTGATAGATGGAGGTAAATATGACACAGGAACAAATAGAAATGTTGAAACGTTCGTTAAGTGGCGTAGATTTGCTTTTGTGCAACCAGGAAGAAAAGGCAATCGTCCGCTTTCTGATTTCGCAAGGTCTCTGCGAAAAGCCTGTTGCGCTGAATCAGACCGTCATATATACCAGCGAAGCAGGAAAGGCGTATCTGCATTCACAAGAACAAATACTCGAACAACAGGCCAAGAACGAGCGCCAGCAAAGATTTGATAATAAGATTTCTGTACTGTCTGTGCTTATACCTCTTATAACTTTCATCATCGGCGTACTGATTGAACATTGGGTAGGTCTTATAGATTCTTTTCTTTCTCTTTTTCAATGAATCCATTCTCCTTTTATCCCGCTTCCTTTTCGCCACAGATATTCACGTTTTAGTGATAGTGCTTTTATTTAACTGTTTGTTGCCTCTTCGCCGTATATTTGCTTGCACTGTTGTTTGCGCGAGATCGGCGTTGTATTTAAGACGTTTATTTTCATCAAGTTCCCCTGTGTATCCGCGTTTGAGTTCTTCGTAAACAGCAGCAACACTTCTTTGGATTTTTGAGGCAATATCTACTACTCTGTTTCCGTCGTTGTATAGCGATTCTATTTCGCGACGCTGGTCAAATGTCAAATATGAGTATTTTCCCATTTTTAAGGCCCCTTTCTTTGTTAAGATTAAAAAAATAAAGCAGAAAAATCGTTTTGATTTCCTCTGCTTTTAATATTACTCTCTCCAGACGAAAAAGTCAAGAGTAAAAGCAGAAAAAATTAAAATGTTTTTTTAGAAGGCTTCAAGCGGATTCGGCGACGTACCTTTCAAAGAGCGAACCCGACGTTTCAAAGCCTAAAATCTCACGAGGATAATTATTGATCCATGATTCTACGCGGTGAATATATACGGCGGTTACTTTCCGGAAGTCTGTTCCTTTCGGTAAGAATCGCCGTATCATTTTGTTTATATTCTCATTTGTTCCCCGCTCGTATGCGCTGTATGGGTGGCAATAATAAGCTTTCGTGCGCTTTCGGCCCTTCCCATAAACAGAACGTTCTATTCCGGCGCAGTCCGCGAACTCTGATCCGTTGTCAAATGTAATACTTTTGAATATCGTTGAAAACCGTTTTCCGTAACGGCGTTCCAGCTTGTTCAGCGCCGCTACAATGCTGATGGAAGTCTGATCCGGTATCTTCATAATGATTTCCTCCCGCGTCAACCGTTCCGAAAGGACAAATAAAGCTTCCTTCGTCTTTTTCTTTCCGCATACGCAATCGCCTTCCCAATGTCCGAAGGTTTTTCGCTCTCCGATCTCTGGGTCGCGTCTTTCTATGCTTTCACCCGCCGACGTGCGTGCGGATTTTTTGCGCTCCACCTTGTCGTACTTCCTTTTGCGTTTTCCATTTTCCGGCAAGCTCTTGCGACTGATACTGTAAAATATACCTTTATCGATATAATTATAAATCGTCTTTTCACTAATCTTCGTTTTAAAGGTCAGCCCCAGTCGTTTGATTTCTCCTATAACGGCGGCGGGTGAATACCCTTCTTCACCGATCTTTTTTTCGATGAAGGCGGCTAATTCGTAATCGTTCCCGATCTTCAATTCCCCGCCTTTGTCTTTAAGATTTTCTTCATAGCGTTGTTGGGCGATTTCCGGCGAATAGCATTCTTCCATTGTCAAGTCGGAATTCAAATGCGTATAGGTTCCGCGCTTTAATTCTCTGTATATCGTTGTATTATGGACGTGCAAGCGGTCGGCAATTTTACAAGGCTTCAAGCCCTCTTTCAGTGCCTTCTCGATTTTAAGGCGATCCGTCCACGTCAAATGCTTGTGCATTCTCGTTTTCCCCTTCCTACGAAATAAAAAAGGGCGGCATATCCTGCCGCCCTCCGTTGCTTCGCTTATTCTGCCAAGAACTGTTCAATCGCTTTCTTGATAACTTGCGCTTGCGCCGTCCCTGTTACGGCGCACTTTTCCTTGAAGGCTTCTGCCATCTCTTTCGGAATGCGCACGATAATAGAACCATATACGCGATTATTATAGCGGTTCTTCACCGCCGAAGAAGTTTTTGTTTTTCTTTTTTCCGCCATCGTCCTCACCTTTAAAACAATTCTTCCGCTTCGACGTAGGCACGCAATTCCTTTTCATCGTTGCAAATATCCTTCGGAACCTTGTATTCCACGGATAGTCCGCCAATCGTACAGGAAAGCACCCAGCATTCGCGCCGCTCTGTGATCGTGTATTCTTTGTTTCCCTTACGAATAACCATATTCCGCCCCTTTCCGCCCGCTCCGTTGACAATCACGGGCAAATTATATTATAATAGGGCTTACGGGAAGGGCGGTTTCCCGCCCGTTCCCTGCCTATGAAAGCTATTTGCTTTCTTTGGGATTTGAAGCCTTGTCGGATTTTTGTTTCTTCAAAGTGATTTTGATAACAACGCTTTCCACCGCTTCGTTATTCTCAATCGCTTTTGAAAGCTCCTGCAAGGCTTTTCCTATGTCCTGCGCCATTCTCTTCACCTCCTTTCGATATTTTAATTATATCATACTTATTGCAGTATGTCAATGGATTTTGTAAATAAACAAGAAAAAATAAGGCGGCGGGAATTCCCCCCCACCGCCTTCATTCGTTGTCTAAAAGCCAATCAACAGAAACGCCCAACGCTTTAGCAAATACTTTTAACTCAAAATCTGAAACAAATCGCGTTCCAATCTCTATTCGACTTATGCTATCTCGTTCCAAATTGGCACCCATTGTTTGGATTTTTGCCGCTAAATCTTCTTGGCGCAGTCGTTGAACAACTCGTGCTTCTCGTAATCTTTCCCCACAAATATTCTTTTTTCCATTGTAGTCGTATATTTTCATTGTGCCAATATTCCTTCTTTATTCTTATTATTAGCGAATAATGTGCTAATATTCCGCTTTATTCTTGATTTTACAGTGTGAACCATGTATAATTGTGTTAAAGATCAGAATTAAGTATTCTAATCAATTTCAGTGTTATAATTAGGAGGAATCGGAAATATGAAATGCCAAAATTGCGGTGCAAACGTGGAAAACGCGCAGGTGTGTCCTAATTGCGGAACCATATTACAAGCTGGGAATTCTACTTCTCAGCAAATACCTACCATCATCATCAACAATGTGAACAAAAATGAAAACACTAATATTAATGCCGGATACAGCGGTAATGGTATTAGTCATAAGAGTAAAATGGTCGTTTTAATTTTAGCGATCTTTTTAGGCTGCCTTGGCATTCACCGTTTTTACGTGGGGAAAGTAGGAAGTGGGATTATATGGTTTTTGACTGGCGGTTTATTTGTGTGCGGTTGGATTTATGATATCGCGAAGATCGCTTCCGGCACTTTTACCGATGGTGCTGGGTGTGTAATCAGAAAATAAAAAATCCCCCGACTCAACCCATCTCGGATAAAGCGGGGGAACTTATTGACAAATAGAAAAAAGAAGCGGTTACAATAAAAGCGTAAGGCGCTACCTTTGAGACGGTTAGCCCATCTTTAAAGCGATAGAAGTAACTGCTAAGTTGGGAACTGGGCGGTTACTTCTTTTTTATTGCCAAAACAAGGCTTATAATGCCGATGACGAATGAAGTTGTAAAAATAAGTGTATATTTTTTCACAAATGGCATAAAATAGAGGTAGGCGATATGTGTTCGAGATAGCTATTGACTTTTAGTCAACCTCGTGGTAACCTATTACTAGTGATCGTATTGTAGTAACCTGCGGGCCTACAATCCATTGGAGCCTCTGCTTTTGCGGGGGCTCTTTTGTTTTTCAGAATTGAGAATTTAACCGCTTTTTCGGGTTTATTTTAAATTATGCAAGTCAAAACATAAAATAAAAATCCCTCCCCACCGAAAACGGTAAGGAGGGCGGAGTTATATAAGGTTCATCACGTGATTGATCGAGCAGCGTTTTACGTTGCTTGAATCCCCGCAACGGAAATTAACCGCACAAAAAAGGCTGTTTTTGAGGTCTTCTAATGGATATAAGCGTTTAATACCACAAAAAGGCCATAATTAATAATATAAGCCCCCAGAAATTCCCGGGGGCTGTCTTTCTGTTATTCGCTTTTCTTAGGTTCGGTATAAGAAAGCGCCTGGCTGGAATCGCTTAGACCGCTTGTGGTGGGGTCGTTTAACAGGTTCCATACAGATACCAGAACCGACACCACGATTACAGGGCTCTGGACGGCCTGTAAGAGCACGTTCCCTACAGCCTGCCAGCTTGTCATGTCTTCCCAGTTGAAGCCTAGGCATGCCAGCATGGGCAGAAAAATGGACGCTGCCAGGTTGAACCAGAACACAGGGTTTTTAAACCGTACCTTCCAGTTGATTTTCATTTCAGTTCCTCCCTTAACTCGTCGATTCGGTGATGGGCGCTTTTCGCGCTGTCCTCCACCTTATACATTCTTTCAATCAGGTTATTGTGCTTAGCCACTTTTTCTTCGAGTTTTTGAATCCGGTAGGTGGTCAGCCGGCTGGAAACTAAAACGCCTCCCAGGCTCCCCACGATGGTTCCCAGCAGAGAAATGACGGAGACGATGATTTCTGTTGACATCAGCTCCACCGCCTTACTCGATTACAATCTGAAGCTTTCCGATGGCGTTTCCGAAAGCGCCCGCGTAGCCGTCCTGGCCGTTTCCGGTTTCATTGTCATACTGCCAGGGATAATAGCTTCCGCCCACAGGAGCGATCCGATATTTGGCTTTCTTATACGGCCTGATGCTGTCCGGGGTGTAATAATACACTTCAACAGCGTCAATCTCCAAACCGTTTCCCGCATAGCCGTTTACTGCGTCGTTGATATTGCAGCCGGTCACATAGGGAAGCCAATTGCCGCCCTTAATATGTACCCGGTACTTTACGGAACCAGCGGAAACACGAACAGC